CTGTTTTACTAGCTTTTTCATGTTCCTGTTCTAACTTTTCTAAAGCTTCCCCAGTTTCCTTAGCTTCTTTACTTTCTTTACCATAAGTCTTTATAGCTGACTCATGAGCTTTTTCTGCTTTTGCAAGGGATCTTGTTAGCTCATCTCTTTTATTAATGTTTTGGTCAAGAGTATTTGTTGCTTTTTCTATACTACTTTTATATGTTTCTAATTTTTTATTTTGCAAATCTAATTGTTTTTGTAATGACGTTTGTACTCTAGCTACATTTTCAGTAGTTTGTCCAAATGCTTCTAACCCACTTCTAGCAACTTTTAATTCACTCTGATTATTTTTTAATTCTGAATTAATTCCACGTAATGTATTAGAATATCCAGAGTCATCTAAAATCATTTTAGCGGTTATTCTTTTTTCTAAATCACTCATTTAAGCTCCTTTCTCTTTCTATAAGAAAGGTATTTGATCTATGCTAAATTCTTTTTCAATATAATTTTCTTCATCAATATTATTTGAGGTATATTGCTCATCACAGACTTTGTTGAGTTCTTCGATTAGCATAACAATTTCTTTAAAAGTGCTATCAAAGAACTCCTGTCTAGTGTAATTTAGTTGTGTTTTTGCAATAAAAAAAAGCCTATTTATATCAAACGGCTTTTTATCCATATCTATTTTTTTTTATCATCTAACTCGGTATTTTCATTTTCTTCTTTTGTCGATGCTTTAATTCCTCTATAGTCTAAATATATATCTGTAGCGAAAGGAACTATTTCTTTAACTATTTGATCTGAAGTTAATTTTTCAATTAATTCTTCTATACTTAGCTCAAGTTTATTTTCATCTTTATCAAATCTTTCAGAAATACATGAGCATACCATTACCTTTAAAGCATTGTTATATAATTTTTGACCATACATTAATCCATTAATTACATCAGAAAAGTTATTAAATTTTTCATCTATATCAAATATAGTCTTATTAGTCATTTTAAATTCTAGATTTTCATTTCCAACTTTAAATACTCTTTTCATATATATTCACCCTCCTATTTAGATGTTGGAGCTTCTTCTGTTTTTTCAACTGGTATAGTAACTTGTTCAAAGAATTTGCTTAAAAATTCTTTAGTAGCATTTGGAGAATCAGAATCAACTTTGTAATTCCAAAGTCCATTTATTAGAGGTCTAAAACTAGCTTGTAATTTTTTTGCTTGGAAATTAGTTTTACCTTCCTTAGACTTTATATCTTCCTCACCTATTTCAAAAGTTCCAGCGTATAAAATTGAATATCTTTTGCCACCTTTGGATTTATCAGCTTCATATAATAATGCAACAGTAGGTGCTATATCATTATCATTTCTTATAACTCCCCCCGTTTGTGCTAATTTATTACCCATTACATAACATTCATCTTCATCTGATAAATCAGTTATGTTTATAGTTACATTTATATCTTGTAATGTTTGTTCTTCTAAAACTTTTCTACCTTCATGGTAATATGGGTCTGAATTTTGTTTTGGTTTAATTTGAATTTGTTTTACCCCTTCAAGATATCTAGGAGTGTCATAAGTTATACTTTCTCCTTCTGTTAATAAATGAGCTGCGTATAACCTATTTACATTTACAACTGGTACTATTTGTTG